GACTATAACCTAGGGCCAACCGCATGGCTGGCCACAAAACCCAACTGGGAATGTGTTATAGGAAACTCGAAGTTTCTTTATTGGTCCCTTAATTTAGTACCTATACATTTGTTGTAAACTACTTTGCAGTATCATGTTCTCTGCTTGTTTTGTTTTTTGGTAAATAAATTTGGCGATCTTATTTCTACCTCTCTGATGTCTAATACCTTGTCTTTCAAGATGTAACTTGACAAAGTTTATTAGTATAGGATTTATTTTAACTGCTGGTTCAGTTGGAATTTCACCAACAGCAAGGTTAATTGCGTCTGTTCTATGAAAACCTTGACTTTCATATGTTTTAATTTTACTACTTTGGACCGGGAACCATTTGTCCAAAATGTCTAATAACTTTGGCACTTTTAGATCTTTATCGTACCGTTCCACTTCTTTTAGGAGGTTATACTGTCTTAGCACTTGCTCCATTGTTAAGTTGATTTTATTATTTAATATATATTCTGATTTATACCTTGGGAATTTGATTTTCTCGTCCCATCTTGGTATACGTACTGTGTGATCAGTATGGATTGGTATTGTCTGATTTCTACTCCATATGATCTTTTTTGCACGCACTTTCTGTATCCATTCCTTTGAAAATAATTTTTGTGTCCCAGGTATATCATCTGTTTGCATTTTGTTTGTCATTTCAACCTGTGCTAAGATCTTTTTCTGTTGTTCACTTAAAGGCAAAAACAGCTCTTGGCTTGGATGTATGTCCTCTACGTTAACCAAGGGCTTTTTGGCAAGTGGTAATTTGCCGTTAGGTAACCACCCCTGGAATCGATAGATTCCAAAACCACCAAGTCGTTTTGGCAATTCTAGATATTTATAACTTTGTCTGACGTGTCTCGACCATTTAACTTTGTTTATGTGGTGTAATTGTTGAAGTTCAATTCCTGCTCGTCTTTCTAATAATGAAATGTTGCTTGCATTTGTTTCGACTTCATCATTTGGACTCCAAGGTTGTGGATTCCATGGTTTTCGTTGACTTATGCCACCTATTCCTCTACATGTCCAACCGCGTACTCCTGTCACTGATATCTCATTCCGTAAAAATTCACATACTTTTGGAGATATACCTAACTTACTATCTTTGCCAATTGCATTAATTGCAGCATATGATAGTCTAAGTAAATAAAGAGCTGCTGGATCTTTACTTAATATAGCAACGTCGTCTCCGCGTAACGAGATTTGGGAGATTGGGTCGTATCCAATAATTCCAATAACATTATTTATTGCGATCTTTGTAATTATAGCGTTCCACATATTACCCAACAAACTCGTTATTCTCACTCCTGATGGTACTCCACCTTTGACTTTTATATTTTCAAATTTTGTATTTTTAATATTTCCAGACAAATAACTTTTATCATATGCATTAACAATCTTATTGACTAGCAATTGTGTCTGATAGTAATAATTCTTAGGTACTTGACTAACTACAATTTCTCCAACTCTTCTCACCATTGTCTTAACTTCGAAAGTTGTTGGCTGATGATCAAATGATGCATAGTCAAATGGTAATCCAAAGTATCCAGCTTGTAGTTTCTCAATCATTTCAATTTCTCTCTGATGCTGTTGATCTGGTTTTTCGTCAAGCGTCACTCCAAAGTATTCTTTAAAACCATGACCATATAGGAAAAGCATATAAGATTCATGAATATATGCTTCGATGTTAGATGCCACAGCAAGTCTTAATTTACTCATTTCGTTTTTAATAAAGACACGTGAATGTAACTTTCCATCCCAAGCATAAACAATGTTGGCCAATTCTTGCGGTGTATAAATTTGTAACAGCATATTTTTCCTTGCTTTAAATTTCCCATTTTCTCCATCTTTTGTCCAATGCACTTTCCCAATACTTGAACTTCCACTTGTTAACCACATTCCTTCCTTTATGTAATCATCAAAACTAATAAATTCATGTCCTTTGTACCATGTCATTACTTCTTTGCATGTTTTTGTAAACAAATCATTCCAATTATCTCTATCTATACCATGTTCATTACCTTCAGCTGCGAGTGAGTTGACTTCTTCCATTACGTCTATTTTATCAACATTTGGGTCCATATAACCAACAATAGTAGCTATTTCACATACCTTTTGTTTCATATTATCAACATCATCAACAAATCTTTTCCCTTTGGTTGATAACTGTTTTGCAATTTCAATAAATTCATTCCTTTCATTGAATAGACCTATTTGTCTAAAGTGTTTAACTGTGTCTATTCCAAATACTAACATATAGATACAAATGTTTTGTACAAAGATATAATCTAGATGAGTGTAATTACGAATCTCGTCCATTTGATCTGGTTTTAGGTTACGCCAAAGGTCGATTAAACGTATTCTTCTTATAACTAGGTCTGCGTTGCTTCTTGGTACATAGAATGTTTGTAATTCTTTGTCAGTAATTATTTTAGGAACATTTACATATTTTGTCTTATCGGTCCCACTTCCTTCATCCTTTATAATTTGGTCAACTATCTTCGGTGTCAGGGTAGATGCATTATAAATACCTTTTGTTAATTCTTGCCATTTCTTTGCTGTTATAAGTTTTGCCTTTCTATGCAATGCAATTTGATATATCTGATTTATACTGTTGCTGTCGCTTGCATATCCATAACCTCTTGCTGACTCGGCTGTTCGATCAAGTCTTGAGATGTATTTGGTGCTTGATCTATAACAGCGCTGAGTCCAGTCTTGGGTGCCATCATTGCTGTGGAACGGGCATTCATAAAACCCGACTTTCGTGCACACAACTTTGTGATTGCGTCCATCCCTGGACGACTGCTGTCATATACACGTTGTCTCTGAGCATGTGCCCACTTGAATGCCGGTTTTGAAAGCCTTTGTTTCCTCTGCATTGCGTTTACCACATTGGTTGTATTTGCAATTGTTCCACCCAAATATACGAGTCTTCCTCCTTCAATAGCAAAAGGTTTTGTATGGTTAGCAGCGTCGAGTGTTTCAGTTGGTCGTACCGCATTTGCATTGATAGGCATTGCTCTCTGCTTAATATATGATCCTGTTGGTACGACGTCTGCGTTTGTTGCGGTTCCATCATAATTTGTTAGTGTTACTCCTGCAACATTGTTAAAAAGGTCAACATTAATACAACTCTCATCATGACCATTCTGTGATACGTCAATTGTGTAGTTGGTTGGCAAATAATTAGAATTGTTGCCATTTCTTGCCATAAATGGTCTGAATACATTGCCTGTCTCATTTGAATTATCAATTAGTGCTGGTTCTTTTTCCGGATCATATCCCATTGTACTGTCCTTTCCTTCTGGCATTGGCCATGGCAAAAAACTTTTTGGCAATTTTTCTGTAAATTTATAGGTCCATGCGTCAATCATACTTACTGGTACTTCCCCATCACGTTTTGCATTAATGACTGGTGGACCTACATCATAATACCTTACAGTTTGGAAACCATCAGAAACTCTAGGCAACATCCAACTTCCAAACGATGAAAAAGTGATTGGCAATGCGTTAAATAAGACTTGTCTCAATGGTAAGCTGAACCCAAACATTTGGCCACAAAGGTTATGAAGAATTTCGTCCACCATTGCTGGTGCAATACTACCTTGCATTGAACTCCACGAAAACATTTGATAATGCATGTCCTGATATGCTTGGATGTTACTATCATATGCTGTGTCCCACGCCTTTGTTGAAATACGTCTTGTTGAATACCAAACGTTAAACACTGATGATATATTCATTGTTAGAAGGAGTCCCATCATATAACTGGCCATGTGTCCCAACCACCCAAATTCATATGCACCTGCTACCACTTCTTCTCTTTTGAACAGGTTTAATACGTACCGATTGTGGGCTGTGATGTCCGTTTCAAGTAGCTGATACAATGGCTGAACATTTATATCTACTCCCCAGTTAACTGTTAGTGTTTCAGGAATACCTAAGTTTGCAAGACATGCAGTGTATGCTCCAGCTGTTCCTGGGACTTCCTTTGTGTCTGAAGCCACATTGCTCTGAATTAGTGGAGGAAATAGAGTACTCAATAACATAGCATTTTGACGTGCTGCCATCAAGTCTCGACTAATTGGCAGTGTTGTTTTCATTCTTTCAACCAATTGTTTTATGTCGCCAAGTGTGAAATCGGTTGCCCAGGATACAAGATAGTCAGTCAAATTTACAGTTGGCAGGGCCACACCAACAGCAGCTACGTTAATATTACCATTTGCGACACCTGCCCCAGCTGCCACTGTACCGTATGTTGGTTGAATTACTACACGTGCATTTGCTTCTGCAATTGTAGTGGGGTTCACCATGTTCACTTTTCTTGGCAGCACAATATGCATTTGTTTTTGTCCTGGAATATGTACAGTAGATTCGGAGTGAATGAAAATTTGATCTGATTGATTATTACCAGCATTGTCTGTTGTTTGTTTAGTTTTTGTATACATACCAAATGGCCATTCTGCAAACATTAAAACATACATTGCCAATGTTCGAGCACCCTCTTTTGCAGCTTGTAGTGCAGTTGCTGGTACGAAAATTGCTGATTCTTGAAATTCCTGTGGAACAGATTGTAAAGTAAGATGGAAAGTAATTTCTCCGGTGCCCCCACTGAATGGAAAGACTGGCGCGGCTAATCCACCGCATTGTTCACCAAATATATTAACACCATTATTTATACCCCAAATTCCATCCTGTAAAGTAGGCTGTGTTCTTGAATCAAATGCAGAATAAATGCTTGATGGTAATTGTGTTGCTGGCAGATTTTGTGTTGTTAGCTGGTACAACAACATAAGCTTTGTCAAAGCAGTGTCCATTGAAAGATCTTTTTGTGATATGTTTGTATTTAACTGTACAGTATCAAACATGTCCCACCCCTGTGATGCGATATTGTTTGCTCGCCAAGTTGATGTCTTTTGAGCATTAACCATTTCAGACAGTTGTTTCGAATAGTCAGATGGCTCAGCTTTTGAAATATAACTGTCTGTAATGTGTGTTTCAATTCCCTGTAACCGTAATTGCTGATTTACAAGTACACCATTCAATCCACGAATTTGTCTTGGTATTAGTGTTGTTACAGGAATTGGAATTTGACAATTGTTACGTACTGTATTGTTAGCTAGAACAGCGTCGGCCCTAATAGAGTCATTATCACGAAGATGATTACCAGCAGTGTTTACGTTGCTTCTTTGTGCCGTCATATCAGCTAATACTCTTAGCTCATCTACAATTGGAAGTTTGTTATCATCTTCTAACAGTGAAAAGAATTTAGTTTGACTATCAATTTCAGACTGATTTTCCATTGAAACAATGTTTCCATTTTCAACATGCATCTTCTTGTTATTCAAGATAGATGCATCTCTACACAGCTGAGCGCTAGTGTAGGTAACGTCACTGACGCGGTTACACAGTGTGATCAAATTGTCAAAATACTTGTCAGTCTGTTGCCACATGTCATAGTTGTTATCGACGGAGAGAAGCTTATCTACGATTAGGGGTAATGGTTCACAATTGATATATCCAGATACAATTACCATGCTGGTTGTGTACTCTTCTTTTGCTTGCCATCCAATTCCGAATTTACTGTCAGCTAATTTTTCGACCAATTTACGTGATGGTCTGTTGTTTAGCCAAGCTGCTACAATTTGTGGTTTGTCAAGCCTTCTCAGCAATCGTGAAAACATGTTATCGTGGTCAATTTTCTTTTGCTCTTGTGTTTTTGGCTCTTTTGTTGTTTTTGTCTTCTTCTTTCTGTAAAAGGTTTCATCATTTAGTTCTCTTTTGTTACCACTTTTAGTTTTAGGTTTTGTTTTTGGTTCTTCCCCTGGTTCATAATGATCAATCATTTCAAGTGGATCTTCTGGCATTTCAAGTACACCGAATCTGTTATGTGTAACAACGTTATAGATGCAGGCATAGTGATCGTTGCTTGATGATTTGTCATGTATATACGTCAAAAATTGTTCCTCGTCCCACACCATTCCTTCCTTTTCAATGGAATACTCCTTCTCCAAAGGGTGTACGTTATTTACCACTACCGGCTGTTCTTTTTCATCAGGCAATATTCCATTCTGCTGATTGTGCTTTCTAATTATATCTTCTCTAGTTAGAACTGGATCAATGGGCTCACCTTTAAATCTTTGATGTCTGCGGGTTGCTTCATTTCCTTGGAGCCTTAACTGAATTTCCCTTTCACTTAGTTCTTTGATCTTTGGCTTTGGTGGTGATTTTTGCATTGCCAGAATCATTTGAAGTTGTTCTGGCGTTATTGATACCTGTTCCATCCCTTCAGGCCCGGGGTTTTCCTCAACATCACCAGATAACAGTATATCGGTATGTTCCTCTTTATCGAACGGCTTTTCAATGTAACGAACATCCCTCCTTAATCTACGTGGAACAGTACCATTGTTTAGTTCCTCAATTGCTGTCTTTAGTGGAAACCTTGTTTTTTGCACAAACATTCTAACTTTATGGTTTGTGACTTTCTTCCCAAGATGGAGTCTCATGTCTATGCCAGTTAACCATTTCAACCATCTTCCGAGTACACTTGATGGATTTAAGCCGAAATCGAGTGAGGCAAGTGTTACATCTTTAACTTCATCCTTTTGTAAGGCATAGACATGGTCTTTCATTTTTGTGATCAGTTGTGGAGTCAGTACTGACCGATTTACGTAGTCACGAGTCTTAGGTGTTGCTACATCAATGGGCTTTGTGTTACTTACCCACGTGGGAGTTTCATTTGTGGGTTTGAAATCACCTTCAATTGGTACAGGGCCTGCTGTTGTGTCTACCATTACATCAATTGGAGTAGTATTTATAATTGTTGCCTCTATAGCTTCCTCTGCATTTGTAGTTTCAACAGCATCAAAATAAATTGAACCAAGTTCTTCTCCAGTTAGTTGTGGTGTTACAGTTATAGTTAGATCTGGCTGTAATCCAAAGTCACTGTTCCAACGTTGTGAAAAATAAGCTGTGCCCCATGTTGTACCACCTGCTGCAAGTAAAACAGAATTGAACCCATATCTATTGTCGCTGGATGACATTTGTACTTGCAGTCTACCCGGGGATGATGTAGTATTGAAAGTAAAGGTGGCAGGTGTCCATACTGAACCAGTTCTTGCAAATGCAACGCTATGTATGATAGGTCCAGGATTACTCTCAACGTCCCCGCACGATGTAAGGTCTGGAGGTGGCAGCATACAATCAGAAATTTCAATGTAGGTTGGGTCCCATTTACAAAATCTTTTAACTAATTTGTAAGCAGCAATCATTTTTGCGTTTTTAACTGTGTCACATGTTGCTGCTTCGCTAAAACCTGCGAACTCAACCAATACAGTCCAGCTTGGAATGTGGTCAGCTCCGGTTTTCGTCGATGTGTATTTAGGCTTCTTTCCAACTTTAACGGCTAGTTCGTTTATAGCCATAAGTGGATTCTGTTTTTCTCGCTTTACGAAGCAAACTTTCTTTCCTTCTACTTCTTCTCGAAGTAGATGAAGAATATGCCTCTTCTGTAGTTCAGAAATTGTTGGTAACAGTTTTAGAATTAGGTTGAAATTGCCCTGTGTCATGTCCACATAGTCATCCTTCTTACGTGAAGGACGAACGGGAATGCTTTGGGCGCTCGTTGTTGCACTAGTTTTGTGTTCAATCACTAGCGCATTGTGGTCTTTTTGGTTGAAGGTTTGTTGATTTTGCTGTTCAACAACAGGTTCTTTATTCTTTGTTTGAGACATTCAATGGTATATGGACAGTCCAGTTTCTAGCATACAAGCCGGTATTTAATGTTATCTAACCGCTTTCGCTATACGCCGAGGTTACAGTGGGACTAGTCTTTTGTTAAGGTGACGTGGGCCATGACTTCCCACTGCATGCGCCAAGTAATGCTACCCGTAACGACGGACATTACCCAGATCACCCGCTCTCAACAGCGCCAACCTACTGCACTTCTCGTAAGGATGCGACCCGTGGGTTCGTCCTGTTCCTGCGCTCCGACATTGTAGGACCTGCCGAGGAAAAGAGAACAACAGCTAATCGAGGACGTACCCGTGTATCATTGCTGGGCAGATGATGTTTCTCTTTCCCAGGAGTGTAAGAAGTGTATCCTACTAGAGACTGTCGAGATCTCTTTCGGCTAAACCTCAAACCCCATAGCCACTTCGTTCTTGCCTACGAAGAGATTTTCCTTGGCCAGATGTAGAAAAT